TCGTCCCTAACCATGTCGCAGAACAATTCTTTGCATCGGTATATCCTACTATTACTTCTGGTAAATCAACTAAAGTAATTATTATTTCTACGCCAAATGGCATGAACCACTTCTATAAGATGTGGGAGGATGCTAGGAGAGGGAAGAATGATTATGTTACAAATGAGGTACATTGGTCACAAGTTCCTGGCAGAGATGCTAAATGGAAAGAGGAGACAATTAAGAACACGTCACCTAGACAGTTCGCACAAGAATTTGAATGTGACTTTCTTGGTTCTGCTGATACACTAATCAGTCCAGCAAAACTCCAGACTATACCATTTCACGACCCTATACAGAGCAATGCGGGACTTGACGTTTATTCGCGAGCAGAAAAAGATCACGAATACATTATTACTGTTGATGTTGCCAGAGGCATTGGTGGCGACTATAGTGCTTTCGTCGTGTTTGATATCTCCAGTGTCCCGTATCAAATCGTTGCGAAGTACAGAAATAATGAGATTAAGCCTGTACTGTTTCCCTCCGTCATCTTCCAAGTAGCGAAAGAATATAATAATCCATACATTCTAGTAGAAGTAAATGATATCGGTGACAGTATTGCTGCTACTCTCAATTACGATCTTGAGTATCCTAACGTACTCATGTGTGCAATGCGAGGCAGAGCAGGGCAAGTGGTGGGACAAGGATTCTCTGGGACAAAAACTCAATTAGGTGTTAAGATGAGTGTGACCGTGAAGAAGATCGGTTGTGCTAATCTCAAAGCAATTATTGAGGAGGACAAGTTATTGTTTAATGACTTCCAGATCTTCCAAGAACTTACTACGTTTGTGCAGAAAAAACAGGCGTGGGAAGCAGACGAGGGATATCATGATGACCTTGTTATGTGTATGGTCTTGTTTGCATGGTTAGTCATGCAAGACTACTTCAAAGAAATGACTGACCAAGATATCAGGAGAAGAATCTATGAAGAACAACGTAATCAAATCGAGCAAGATATGGCTCCCTTTGGTTTTATTGATGACGGCTTGGGTGATGATACCTTCGTGGATGCAGAAGGAACATTCTGGTACGGAGATAAACAAGAAGAAGTGTCCTACATGCTCCCAGACTTATGATGGATATTGGGGATCAGTTCAGTCTGGAACATCTTCTTTTCAAAGAAAGAAAATGTAGATCTTGTAGAAAAACTAAGAACCTGATTGAAGATTTTTACATGACTAGGAAATCTAAGAGAGGATTACCGTCAGCATATTCATATGAATGTAAGGATTGTACGATCAACAGAATTCTAAATAATAGAAAGAGGAGAGCACCAATGTCTGATTGGCAATATCCAGACTGGTAAAGAGTTCATGCACTGTTTCCCCTCTAGAGACATTAGAAATTCTAAATACTTTTAGATAAATTTGATATCTAAGAGGTAAAAAAATGGCAAGTCAAGTCTCGCCTGGTGTTGTTATTAGAGAACGTGATTTATCCACTGGTGTTATCACAGGAGTATCTCCACTTAGAGCTGGAATTGCTTCTACGTTCACCAAGGGACCCGTAGGCAAAATCGTAAATATCGGATCCGAAAGAGACCTTATTAATACTTTCGGCGCACCAGCTGAGGCTAACGCTGCAGACTGGTTAGTAGCATCTGAGTTCCTCCGTTACGGTGGTCAACTCGCTGTAGTCCGTGCAGCAACTGGTGTATTAAACGCAACCAAAGATGGTTCAGCAGTTCTAGTCGGATCTAAAGAAGACTATGAAGCTGGTGCTGGTGCATCTGAAGCTTTCATCGCAAGGACTGCTGGTACTGCTGGTAACAATCTTCGTGTTGTAATCGCTGATAAAGTTGCTGATTCTAAGATGACCAAAGCTGGTCACGGTCTATCAGTTGGTGATGCACTTAGTGATGGTGCAACAACAGACCACGAAGTTACAGTTGTTATTGATGCTAACACAGTTGGTATTAAGCATGGTGCTGCTGGAGCAGTATCTGGTAACAGTTTCACTCAGTCTGCATTTACTAATTCTGATTGGAACGCAATTCCTATTGGATCAACTGGTTTAACATACAAGAACATCGGTCCTCGTCCTGGCACTTCTGCGTATGCTTCTGAGCGTTATCTATCTGGTGACGAAGTTCACGTTGCAGTTGTTGACGAAAGCACAAACACAATCGTTGAAAGATTGACATATCTTTCTAAATTATCTGATGGAAAATCTCCTGAGGGAGCTAGCACATATTGGCAGACTTATGTAAATGAGTATTCTCAGTACATTTATGCTGCTGTTTTAGGTGCTACTGATTATACTCCAGTAGGTCAAGCACCTGGTGGTACTGCAGCATCTTACGGTGCTACTGCAGCTGCTCCGCTTTCATTAGCATATGTTTTAACAACTGCTGGTGGTGCATTATCTGGTGGTACTGATGACTATGCATACACTGCTGGAGAGATTCAGACAGCATATGCGTTGTTCCAAGATACAGAACAAACTTCAGTTGACTTTGTTCTAATGGGTGGTTCTATGGGTAATGAATCTGATACTCTTTCTAAAGCAGGAGCAGTTGCTGCTGTTGCTAATGCAAGAAAGGATTGTATCGCATTCATCTCTCCTTTTAATGGCAATCAAATTGCTACGTCTGGTGGTTCTGCATTAACAGAAGCACAACAATTAGAAAATACTATTGACTTCTTCTCTAGTATTGGTTCTAGTTCTTATGTTGTTAAGGACAGCGGAATCAAGTATGTCTATGATCGTTTTAACGATAAGTATCGTTACATCGGTTGTAATGGTGACATCGCTGGTCTATGTGTTTCTACTTCTACTATTCAAGACGATTGGATTTCTCCTGCAGGAACTAACCGTGGTGGATTACAGAACGTTGTTAAGTTAGCATTCAATCCTAACAAGGCAGCGAGAGATGATCTCTATACTTCTGCGATCAACCCTGTTGTTGCATTTCCTGGCTCAGGTCCTATCTTGTTTGGTGACAAGACTGCTCTTGCTTCTCCATCTGCATTTGATAGAATCAATGTTCGTCGTCTCTTCCTCAATATTGAGAAGAGAGCAAGAGGACTTGCAGAAGGTGTATTGTTTGAACAGAATGACGATATTACTCGTTCTAGTTTCAACTCTGCATTAAGTAGTTACATGTCTGAAATTCAGGCACGTAGAGGAGTTACAGACTACCTAGTTGTTTGTGACGAAACAAACAACACTGCTGAAGTCATTGATAGAAATGAGTTTGTTGCTGAAATTTTCGTAAAACCAACCCGCTCTATCAACTACGTCACAGTTACAGTAACAGCAACTAAGACTGGAGTTTCCTTCAGTGAAGTCGTCGGTCGCTGATAACTATTCAATAGAGAAATAAACAAGAGGTAAACAAAAATGGCAACGTCTAACGTAAGCAATTTTCTATCAGTCATTGGACAGGGCGTTAAGCCCAATATGTTCAATGTGGACATTCAATTTCCTAGTGCATTTCAAGATGCACTAGTATCGGCAGATGACACTGTAGCTAGTGCATTAGGTTTAGGAGAGAACGTAGGCAACGATAAAGTTGAACTAAGTTCTGTTCTTTGCAAATCTGCTGCACTACCTGGTTCTAACTTAGGTGTGATTGAAGTTCCTTTCAGAGGAAGAACAGTTAAGATCGCAGGTGACCGCACCTTTGATACTTGGACTGCTACTTTCTTCAATGATAAGAACTTTAAGATTCGTGCTCTATTTGAAGCATGGGCAAACCTAATCAACACTCACGCAGATAACACATCTGAATTGTTCCTACCAACAGAAACTGAAGGTGGATACATGGCAAATCTATTTGTTACACAACTAGAGAAAGATGCAACTGCTGGTGGTTCTTCTATTAGAACTTATCAACTACATCACTGCTTCCCAACTAACATCTCTGCTATTGATCTTGCTTATGACAGCAATGATCAGATTGAAGAGTTTACTGTTGAGTGGCAATACTCTTACTTCACTGCTGCGAAGGCTAAGGGCGGATCTTCTGCTCCTGCTACTTCCAGACCTGGTGTTGCTGAAGGTGTGGTTAAATAACTCTGCTAAATATAAGCAAGAGAACTATATGACTAGGTAAATGAGTCAATTATTTGGCTTCCAGATAAATCGCAAGGAGGGTCAGAAGGGTCAGTCCCCTGTCCCTCCTAATGCTGATGAGGCAATTGCCGTAGCAGCTGGTGGTTATTATGGGACATATGTAGACACGGATAATCAAGCTCGTAATGAGTTTGAGATGATCCGTCGTTATCGTGATATGGCACTACACCCTGAGGTGGATAGTGCAGTTGACGAAGTTGTAAATGAATTTGTTGTAAGTGATTCTCACGACACTCCTGTAGAAGTTAATCTAGATAATCTAGATGCTGGCATGAGTATCAAGAGAAAGATCAGAGATGAGTTTGAATATATTAAACGTCTTTTAAACTTTGACAATCGTGCTCATGAGATTGTCAGATCTTGGTATATTGATGGAAGATTATTTTATCATAAGGTCATTGACCTAGACAATCCAAAGAAAGGTATTACGGAACTTCGTTACATTGATCCAATGAAGATCAAGAAGGTTCGTCAGAAGATTGATAATAAAAAGAACATGGATTCATTGCAGAGACAAGCAATGAAAGGCACCGCACTAGAGTATGAGTACGGAACATTTGTTGATTATTATCTTTATAATCCAAAAGGTTTTTATAAAGGTGGTGTTTTAGGACCTATTGGTGACATGTCATTGTCACAAGGCGTCAAGATGGCAATAGATTCTATTACATTTTGTCCATCTGGACTACAAGATTTAAACAAAAGAATGACTCTTGGTTTCCTACACAAGGCAATCAAGGCACTCAATCAACTCAGAATGATTGAGGACTCTCTTGTTATCTACAGATTATCAAGAGCACCAGAGCGTAGAATTTTCTACATTGATGTTGGTAATCTACCTAAGGTTAAAGCAGAACAATATCTCCGCGACGTCATGAGTCGCTATCGTAACAAGCTAGTGTATGAC